CCCTGTGCCAAACTCTGCGAGTTGCACTCCCGCTCGACCACTGCCGAGCGCACCCAAAGCTGCTTGTTGATCTCTAATCTGCTGTTGTTGTATTTGTGTGTTACGATCAAATTCTGCTAACGTTGCATCAATTACTTGTGATTGATACGGCGACATAAAATCTTGCACACCTTGTTGAAAAGATTGTGCACCAGTTCCTATTCCACCTAATTGTCCAAGAGCCGCGGTCCCTAGACCTTGAGCTAACCCTGCTTGTGCTTGTGCTGTTTGTAAAAAGGGTTGAAAAGACCCTATGCCTTGTAGTGCTAAAGTTTGTGCTTGTTGTTGTAACGGATCTTGACCTGCAACTTGTGGTGCAATACCTGCTAAATTTTGTTGTCTTGTTGTAAATGCTCTTGCAGCATCTTGTCTTGCTTGAAACCCTGCATCTGTTTCACCAGCTTGTCTTGTAATACCACCAACACCTGTTGTAACTACAGGAACGTTTTGTAATGCTAAACTTTGTTCGGCTAATTTTTTACCTATATCTTCTACAAATGGTGCGGGTCGATTTATTACGGTTTCTGTTGCCATTATATGACTTCTCCTAATCTTTGTGATGTTCGAAACATGTTTCTAGCGCCTTCTAAGCCTTGCGATTCCTCTGATACTTCACCTCCGGCTTCGAGGTTTTTCATCATGTTATACATGACTTCTGAGCCTTTGTCTATATCTCCATCACCAGCGTTTCTTACAGCATCAGCTGTAAATACAAATTCATTCTTAGATAGTCTAGCTGGCACATCGTCAGCCTTTTCCATTCTACCTATAGGCACAAAGCCACCTGTTTCTCTGTAATCTTTTTCCATGCCCTCCATATCTAATAATGGCATAGTCTTCTTAGCTACTGGTTCTTTAGAACCTTCTTGATAACCTATTCTACCACCATCAGCTGCTCTTTGCCCTCCATAAAAATCAAATTCAGATCCTGCTATTCTTGTATTTAAAGGTGCATTAGGATTTAATCTACCATCTGCATAATATGAATCTAAATCAAAACCATCTTGTTTTGGTGTTGCAAGACCTGCTAATGCTGACGCTCCAAATATGCTTGCCATAGGGTATTCTTTAATAAGATCTAATATGCCAGTTGGACCACCCATATAATCAGCTGTGCCTAATAAAGATTTATTTACAGCCATGCTTTTTAAAAATCCTGCGCCTTTTACTCCACTAAATAATCCTTTTAAAGGTCCAAAACCTCCATATCCTGCACCTGCTGCAAGTAATGCAACTTTACCTATTGGTGATTTTGCAATTTTCTTAACACCTCTTACAGCTTTCTTTAACCCCTTTACTATACCACCTAGTAAGAATTCTTCTCTGTCAATTCCTGCTATACCACCTTCTGCTAAATCATATTCTCTAACTATATCCTCTGCAACATCTTCAAAAGGTGTTTGTGTTGCAGCTTGTCCTGGTTCATCTAAAAAATCTGATGGGATTAAACTTCTGTTTGTTGGACTAATCCCAAGTGTTTTTGCAGCTGATCTTTGAACATCAAAAGGTTTATTTGGAAATTTTGTTTCTTGTTCTAATAAATTTTCTCTAAATTTGTCCATAATATTAGCTTGACCTTTTTCATCAATAAATTCAGGACCACCGAATACTGGATCTGTAACAAATTTTTCTGCGGTTGGTTTATCTTTAATCCCTAATAAATTTTTAACGTCTTCTGTAGAATATGTTTTAATTTGTCGTGCATCCGGCATTGTAGTATCAACAGGATTTCCAGTGGTTGCATCTATGAAACCTAATCTTTCATCATAAACAATGTTTCCTGTGGCTAAATTTGGTGTTGCTATACCTGTTTGACTTATTGGTGCAAATTGCAAGGCTAAATTTTTAGCTGCACCAGGAATATTGCCTGTAACTAAATCTCTAAGAAATAGGAAGTCTCTAAGAGGTTGTGTTTTTTTCTTAGTAGTTTTTAAAAAATCTTTAACATTAAAAGATTTTTTTTCTTTTGGTGTTGTTTTTACTTCTTTTGGCGTTACGATTCTACCACTATCATCTGTTGGTGTTATACCGTCTCCATATTGTTTAGATGTTTGTGCGTCTTTAACGTTAAATCCAACATCTCTAGGATCTGCACGACTTACTTGACTTGCAGCGCTTGGTGTTTTAAAATCACTTTTAGATGCATCTTTACCACCTCTTAAACCTATACGTCCACCATCAGCTGCAAACTCTGTAAAATCAAATATGCCTCCACCTATACGTGGTGTTAGTCCTGCAAGATTTCTTTTAGGTGTTTCATCTTCAGGATCTTCTTCTTTAGGAAAACAGTATGCAGGTGGGTTAGGTCCTAGACAAGGGTCTTCAACTTTATTATCAGGGTTTCGAAATGTTTCTTGATCTGGAAATATATCTGACGTATCACCTGTATTAATAAGGTCATCTCTTTTATTAATAGTTTCTCTTAAATCTTCTAAAGCATCTGCTTGAAAACCTGTTAAACTTCCAAACTTACTTTGTTGTGCTGCAAGCTCTCTAATACTATCTATATCTAAATCAGGAATAGGATTTGCTTCGTATGATCCTGATAAACCCACAGGTATTCTGTTACCTGTTTCTAATATTTCTTTTAAAGTTCTACCTGATTCTAAAGCTTCATTAATCCCTTGATAAAGATTAGGAATACCGTAGTTAGGATAACCTGTTGGTGATAACATTTTAGTGGGTGGATTTATTAATCGATTATAATCAATTAACATATTTCTGTTAAGATAATTTAAAGCTCTTTGACGTCTTTTACGATTTGGTCCAGGAGGCACCTTTCCTTTTGATGTAAACTGATTTATGTATTTTTGTTTTTGTCTTTCTGTAATTTCACTTTGAGTAGGTCTTCCATCTTCATCAATTCCCTCTCTAAGTGTTCGTACTTCATCTCTATCATTTCCACCCCCTGGTCCAGGAGTAAAAATTTCATCTTCTATTTCAGATGAAAATGTACTTCTTTTAGGGGCAGTGTATTGACTAGTTCTTCTTGCCTCTCTAGTAGCTGCCGCTTTTTTATCATCGCTACCTTTTTTAAGACCTATACGTCCTCCCTTTTGTAACATTTGTTTTGCTTGTTGTGCTCTAGTTATCGCCATCGTACTATTCTATTTTGTTTTACTAAATAAATCAAGGCTCGGCATAAAGACTTTTACATCTTGAGCCATATCTTCGTTCTTATAACCCTTTGCTTCCCAGTCTTTTCTTTCCTTAAAAAGCTCTCCAGTTTCTTTATGTCTATATGTTGTCTCTACTTTAGTTGGTTTAATTTCTTGCATTATGTTGTTACCTCTCTTGGTTGTATTTCTAATATCGAAGCTATGACGTGCAGCTCGTTTGCGTCAGCAGCTTGTACCTTCAATGCCTCACCTTCTTCCATTACAAGAGGTTGAGTTAAAAGTTCTGTTGTTGCTTTAGATGCTATAGCTTTATCTTTAAATAAATTAAATATAGCACTACTAGCATTTACCAATGTTATAGTTATCGTACTTCCTGATCCAGCATCCTCAGATACTATCAATGATTTTACAACAGCAGATTTAAAACTAGGCACTGTGTATAGCGTAGTTAAGTCTGTAGTAGTTAAATCTGCTTTTTTATTTATAAAACTATTAGCCATTAATTTAAAAAGAAGTTAAATGCTTCTACCTCGTCTTTTAATTCTTCTTGAAATGTAGTGTTTAGTTTTTCTACAATTGCATCAAGGTCTCTAACTTGTGACTCTGCAGTACCTAAATCATACTCAGGTGAAGGTCTTGTTAATACTTGTACTATCTTAGCCATTATCTTCGTCCGTCTGGTTGTGTGTCTAATCTAAAAGTTCCTAACTTCCAGCTTTGACTTGTTGATGTATTTTCTACTTTTAATGCTATGGCTCTGGCCCTTGCTCTAGTATCTACTTTCTGTGTAGATGTAGTAAGATCAAATGGTCCAAGAGATGAACCTGAAGCTGTATCATTTGGAAAATTTCTTAAATTTAAAGTTACTCTGGTTGCTCCTGTTTGTGATATAAAGTCAGGTATAAATCTTCTTATCTTCATAATAAATTCACCATCACCTCTAAATGTTGCAACACCAGTTTCTTGACCTCGTGATGATCTTTGTTGTGTAATATCAAAATCACCTGATAATATATTTGCTGTTATAGCAGTGATGGTACTATTTCTATTTTGATCTGTCCCTGTTTCATGTTCATAGTAACTTGTTCTACCTTCTGTGTTGCCCACAACATCAAAAGATGTATCTGTATCTGCATCGTATTGCAACGCATGTGGTAACCCAAACACAGCAGAGTCACGCCACATTGTTCTAGCTAAACTACCAACAGTCCATACAGGTCTTTGTGGTGAGGAATCAAAATAATTATAACAAACCATTCTATTTACAACATTAGAAGTTGATTGTGGATAGAACCACATAACTTCACCAAATAGATTATTTAATCCAGCAGATATCATTTGATTACCTGATTCTAGGTTTATGTCATTATATACAAAATCTTCTACTAAACACGGCAATGATTCTAATTTACCAGCATATCTAAAGAAACCATTCTCCGACATCCAATATGCAGAGCCATCAACTTCTACACATGCATTTTGTCCAACAAGTCCACAGTTAGTTCCAACTTGTGCAAACGCAAACGTGAATGGTTGACCAACAAAACGTTGTGTAAATAACGCTGTATCAGTCCAAACGTAGATTGCATCTCTACCACGAATTGCTCCTCTGATCTGTGATCCGTCGGCCAGTCTTTGTGTACCAGCTGTATTGGTTGCCGTTGGTGTATATGTGTTTATATCCTCTTGATCAGAGAATCTAATAAACATATCGTCTTGTGTTCCTGGTGATCCAATAGTTGTTTCTGTTCCAAAAAACACTAAGTGTCTATCCGGTGTAGATACAATCATATGTCTTGATGCAGTTGGTGCACCAGTTATAATACTTGCTCTTGTAGATGTAGCATTTGATAAGGATGAGTCCCAAGAAAAACATGCACCATCATGAATTAAACAAATTGCTTTGTCGCCAAAATTATCTAATGACCACATCCCTGGTTCAAGGACCAAGTCTCCTGATGCAGCCTCACCCCATGCAACATAATCGGTTGAGTTCGTAACAGTGGCATTATCTGAATGAGAGGCAGCAGTTGTCCCTGCTACACCTCTTGTTAAACCTGTTAAAGTATTTCCACTAACACCAGTATAAGATATCTCTTCCGAGCCAATAATAATAAAATTAGTTCCTGAACTTGGAAACAAAGAGGCATCGGTTAATGTAAGAGTTGTTACAGCACTATTAATCGCACCATCAAGAGTTGTAGTAACAGCAGAACTATCCTCTCCACCCCATGATCCTAAACCCCATCCAAAACCTTTTGCTTGAACGGCTGGACCAACTGTATAATATTTTTGTATTCTAATTCCTCCAGAAGTCGTCGCACCAGATCCAGATTCATTTGATGGCATCGTTATTGTTATAGTCGTGTTAGTAGGAGTTGTTGTAACCATAAATTTTTTATCGTCAAAATCAGAAGCGCTATAATTAGAATTTGTTATAGCTGTAAAATTATCCATAAGTAATATATCTCCAGGCACTAATCCGTGTGCACTAGAGTATGTTATAGTTACGGTCGGTGATCCGTTAGTCGTGGTAAATGCACTTGTAAGCGTGGTTGTAGATTGAATAGGGTGTATGTCATAAAACACACCTCCAGAGTATGCATATAAAATTCTATTGGTTCCAATAATAGCGTATTTTCTACCTAAAGTATTTACGAAATGATGAAGTCCTCTTCCTGCTCCTGTTAACTCATTCTCATTTACGTTACCTAATTGGTTCCAGCCACCTATTTTTTCAGGTGTTCCGTATCTAAATCTAACATTATCACAATCTATCCACTGACCCTCTGCGCCTGTGGCTGTGATTTGTTTGTTAATACCTGGTTGAAATCCTATCTTTTGTAGCATAGCGCCTCACTATATAAGGTTTTTTTGCCTTATACCATAGAAAATTTAAGAATACAAAAAGTTTGAATTAAAAGCTATTACTGTTTTTCTCCTATTATTTACAGCTGGAGCAGTGTGTAGCAGGTGAGCTGGAAAGGTAATTATATCTCCTTCTTTAGCAGTGTATTTATACAACTTTCCATTTTCTTTAATTTTAGTAAGATCTTTTGATGAAGGTAGCTCCACATAATATACGTTGGTCCAATTAGTTTGTTCGTGATTATGAAATTTATGAAAGCCACCATCATGATATTGTTGAAACCAACAATTTAATATTTTCCATCTGTCTGCCTTAAAGTGTTTCATTTGTTTATTCATTATTGGATCTATTATATTATTATAAAAATACTCTAAATATTCTCTAGGGTGTTCTTTGCTTAAATGCCAATCCCCTTTACTATAATCTCTAAACTTTGTTTCTGGCATTTTGTCTATTAAATCTAATATAATTTTTTTATGTTTCTTGTGATTTTTAACTTTAGTAATTATAAAATTACATTTAATGTTTTTTATCTCCATCTAGGTCCTCCTATAAACATAGAAAAAGTTTTTCTAATACCTTTGGTTACAGGAGTAACTTCATGATTCATAAAACCATGAATTAAAACCATAGATCCAGGTTCAGAAAAACTATCAACAATTAATTCACCTTGATGAAATAATTTTAAATTACCACCTTTATATTTACTTTCAGATAAATTTATTAATAGTGTTCCTTTTATATCAAAATTGTCTATTGCTTTTGATTGATCTAAATGCCAATTATAATTGTTTTTATTGTTGCTTGTATAGGTATTTAAATTAACAAACTTGTCGTCCGGATAAGGGTAAGTTAAAAAACCATATTGATGAGTAAGGACATAATCTGCAAAACCATATACTTCATTAAATAAATGTTTTACTTTTTTCCATCTAATTAATTTTGTGCTATCAACATTTTTTAAACTTTTGCCATCTGAATGTGCGGACATTTCTTTATTTTCTAATTCATCATAATTATTTTCAATATATTTATTTATATCTTTTATTTGAGTTTTATTAAATTTAGAATTCCAATTATAATAAGCGTCTATCATATTTTTTTATACCAACAAGGCGAAGCATACCTTGTTCCTTTGGTTACTTGTTTAACACCGTGATAATACTTTAAACCATCAAATACTAATATTCTTCCTCTTTTAGGTTTTACAATTGTTCCATCTTTAAAAAAAGTTTCTCCTCCTTCATAGTCATCATTTAAATAAAGCACAGAAGATAAAGTTGTGTGATTATAAAAATCATCTACATGTAATAATTGACTAGAATTTTTAGGCCATTCTACAATTTGATACCAGTCTGTTTCAGAACCATTAAACTCTTGAGCCATCATATTTAATTTATTTTGTAGTTTATTATTTTTTATTGTTACAACCAAAGTATCTCTAAACTCTTTTTTAATTTTACTTTTTTTAAAAAGATTGATTAAATTATTACAATCTTTATCACTTAAAAAATTATCTATTATTAATACCTTCGACATCACAGTTCATATCAAAAGATATAATATTTCTATCTTTCTTTAGTAAGTTAGGTTTTACAAAATGTAATAGGTGTCCTGGAAAAATAATTAATGTACCTTCTTTACATTCTGGTCTCGCTAACTTAGTTTCACTATTTATTTCATTTGGCCACGGTGCTACAAACGTTGTGCTTTCTTGATCCTCATGTAAGTCTAAATATAATATACCGCTATACATAACTTTACCGTGATGATGAGCTATTTGATGATCATGTTGTTTATATCTAACAACCCAAGAATCAGTTATATTTATATTTTTAAAACCACACTCAATTCCAAATGCATTAAATTCATCTTTAAAAATATTAAGTAATATGTCTGTGAGTTTTAAATTTGATTCATCATACCTTGTAGTTTCAAAGTCTGTTAAAAGTCTTCTATTAAATCTCAACTCTTTAATATGTTTATTTAATTTTTTCTTTTTAATTTTCCAATCTTTTACTTGTGTAACAAATGCATCTATAGAAAATAATGTTTGTATCATTTCTCCTCCAATGTAAAAATACAGATTATTCTCAGCTCACCCTCTTTACCAGGAAAACCTGCAGCGTGAAAATTTTCTCCAGGAAAAATAAAATACTTTCCTTTATCTGCTTTCATTTCTTTCATAATAGTTTTTGGTTTCTTATCACGATATGTTTCTTTAAACAAGTAGGTAGATCCTTTTGTAAATTTATTACAATATATAATTACATTTTTATGTTTAAAATCGTGGTCAAAATGAGGCGTAGAATAAACTCCTTTAAATTTCCAAGTTAAATTAAACTGTGCTCTTAATATTCTTTTGATTTTAATTTTATGTTTTTGACAGATATTATTTATAATATCTAACATTGGTCCATACAAATCTGAATTTATTTTAAAACCTTCATTATTTTTATAGTCATACCTTGGTAGTAAGACGTGGCTCATACAAGGATATTTTTCATTCACGGGCTTTGGTAAAACATACCAAGGAAACATATCATTACTTACAACAACTTTGTTTAAGTAATCCATATCTTTTTTATTAAGGTAACCCTCTTTTACTTCACCCATTTTTCGTATATCTTTTTTGGATAAATCAAATGTCCTGCTCCATCGTACGCTTGATCTGTATTAGATCCATTTGCATCTACATAGTGCATAAATATTTGACAACAAGTTTCTCCTTTATAGGGTTCTCTCCAATGTTTGTATTTAAACCCTTCATAAAAAACCGCATCTCCAGGTTTACAATCATAAGGTTTACCTTCCATAAATATTGGCCAATTTAAATCTTGCCAAACATTTAAAGTTAAAGATATTTCACAAGCAGGTCTATCAGTGTGTTTAGATAACTCGTGTCCGTTTAAATATAAACGAGTAAAACTATATGTCGGTAATAACTTTTTTTTAAATTTTTTTTCTACCAATGCTTTCTTTGTATGTAAAAAATAATCCGTGACTGGATCTCCATATATAGCCAAAGCGTCTTTAACCATTGGGTCAGGTTTAGTTCTTGTTGTTCTAGCTCTAAAAAAAAGAAGTTCCATATATTCTTTAATGCCTTGTAATTCCTCTTTATCTAAAAAATTTTTATATTTATGTATCATCTCCAAGGTGCTCCTAGTGACCAATTAATTAATGAATATCTTGTGCCTTTAGTAACGGGTGTAACTTTATGATAAACAAAACTAGGAAAAACTATTACACTCCCTTGTTTCTTAAAAGCAGATATTTTAGTTGGCATTTTTTCAATACCAAATTTAAAATAAAATTCACCACCTTCATATTTTTTTGGATCAGTTAAACTAACACCAAGAGATAATTTTCTAATCTTCCCTCGATAGTTTGGATGATGATCTTCATCGTAGGCTCTTTCTAAATTATCTGCATGCCAATCATAATGTTGATTTTTTTTGTAAATGGTAAACTGCATAGATTCATGCCAATTTATATCTGCATTCCAATCAGCTTTTTTATTTGCATCAAATACAAAAGGTAAAATAATATCATATATCTCTTTTTCATTTGAGAATAGAACATCTGAATCTCTTAAACCTTTGTCAAGTTCATTACTCTTTCCAACTTTTCCTTTAAATGTTTTTAAACCTTTGAAATGTGCAATAATTTTATTGCAAATTTTTTTATCTAAAACACTTTCGTACAACCAATATGAATATTTACTTAACATTTAAATATTAAAACTATAAACAATTCTTTCTGAATTAGATAAATTAGGTGTTACGTAATGTTCAACCCAAGCAGGCCAAATAAATAATTGTCCAACTTCAGGTTTTATATAAAAATCCTTTGAGTTATATTCATTAAAATTATTATAGTGCACTGCGTAATTATTCATTTCAGCTTGATTTTGAAAAATTAATTCTCCAGAGTTATCATTACATTGAATGTAGTAAGCTCCTGAAAAAGTGTAAGGAGGATGTTTGTGTGGTTTATTAAAATCACCTTTTTTATTTATTATAAACCAACTATTATGCACACACAAATCACCTCTTATATCGAAATCTTTATGTATAGTTTGCTTCATAAATTTATTAATTTCTTTATTTAAAGGCTCTACGCAACTTGGAAAAGGATCAAAATAATAATGACTATGCCAACCACCGTAGTTAGATGCTGTTACTTTTATTGCATCTTTTTCTAATTTTTTTAAGTATTTTATTATTTTAGTATGATCTATATCTAATTTTTTTGCATAGAGATCAGTTTTAAATAAAGTTATTTTTTCATGCTTCTTAGGCATATGAGTACCATCCTGTTATTATATATTTAATTTCCTTATCATTGATAACTCCTTTGTGAGTGTGAGTCCACTGTGCAGGCCATATTAAAGTATTTCCTTTCTGACATTCGTATGTTTTATTTTGATAATAAAACATAGTTCCTGCTTTTTTACAAGTGTTTAAATAAGTCATAAAAACTAAATGTCTTCTGATACCCACAGGTTCAGTACCTGTGTTTTCATAATGCCAATATTTAAAACCACCACCAGGATTATATTTTTGAATGTTACAACCACTTAAATGATAACTAGATTGTTCATGATCTGAATATATGTATTTCTTTTTATATTTATTTAAACAAAAAGATAATTCTTCAAAATATTCTTTAAGTAAATCACCTATAGCATCTTCACCATTTATCGGTATATCAATAGAATCTTTTCTATCTTTTACCACATTACCTGTTCCTAAAACACCCTTTACATGTCTTTTTTTGTTTTTATTAAAAAACTTTAAAACATCATCACAAACGTCTTCATCTATTTTATATTTACCAATAAAGTTGTTCATTAATTTATTTTTTCTATATTAAAATTAAAAGACACAGCTATTCTTTTTTTACTACTATAATTCCTAGTTACAAAATGTTCTAGATAAGATGGGAATACAATAAATTTATTTATCTCTGGTTTTATTTTCCATCTAGAATAATTAACTTCATCTTTCTTATATTGAAAACAAAAACTACCTGATCTGTCATCACATTGTAAATAATAAACTCCAGAAAAATCTGGACTTAGTGTCATGTTTTCTCTTACTAAATGATCGTGAGTGTTTGTGCTATGATTAGGTAAATGTATTTGTGACCAAAATCTAGTTACTACAAAATTTATTTTTAATTGTTCACTTATTTGTTTAAATATTTTTTTTAATTCATCGTGCATGGGAAAATTAACATCTTCATATAAAGAATCTGTTTCATCTTCTGAGGAAGGTTTTCCGTTTTTAAGTATGTGAGTAATTAATTTTTTATTATTTATTTTAGACAAATATCCATAATAAAAAAATAATTCATGTAATATTATCTTCTCCATTTTTTTCTTTCTATGCGAGACATCTCGCCTGCCTTATAACACTATATAGAGTCCCACGCAAGAGTGTTAGGGTTCCATACATATTCTACTGTATCAGTAGTTGCATTAAAACCATCCCATCTTGATTCTCCTTCATTCCATTGAGATATTAAATAAATATCTCCAACATAATCTGTGTTAGGTTTTGTAACAGGAGCTTGCCATTGATATGAACTATCTAAAGTCCAAGAATCAAAAGGCTTTGGTTCATAAAAAGCTGAATTAGCAGAATCCCAAGTATATCCTATGCCTGCATAGTTCCATCTTGTAGAAGCATCATTTGCATTTTGAAATGTTTCTACTACATTTGCTGTGTCATCTCCAAGTGCAGCTCTATATAATGCGACACCTTCAGCTTCACTATCTACATCATAAATAGTGATATTTGTTACAATATTATTGCCATCTACAAGTGCAAAATTTTTAGTAGCCATTATTGAAACTTCCTTTTAATAACTAAAAATCCTGATCCTCCAGGGCCTCCAGGGCCTTTACTTTGGCCTCCTCCGCCACCACCGCCTCCGGTGTTAGTTTGTCCTGATGAACCTGTATGTGGATCAGCAGGTCCTGGTCCACCTCCGCCGTTTCCAGCTGTAGATGTTCCACTCCAAGATCCGCCGCCTCCGCCGCCTGATCTCGTTGTTCCTACAATTCCATCTGATCTTCCATTTCCGCCGTTTCCGCCTTCTCCACCACCTCTATTTGGTCCTGGCTGTCCGCCATTAGAAGCTCCACCACCGCCTGAACCGTGGTGTGAATATTGTCCTGATCCTCCAGAGTTTCCGTGTCCGTAAGTTCCTGAGTTTCCTGGTTGTTGACCCTGTTGTCCGTTTCCTCCGTTGTAAGAGTTTCCTCCACCAGATCCACCTCCAGATCCTCCACTTCTTCCAGGTCCCACTGACCAACCAGCTCCTCCACCACCGCCTTGAGCAGTAATTAAAGAACCCATGGAGCTGTCTCCTCCATCACCTCCAGCAGGTCCATTTCCTGGTCCAGCACTTCCACCACTTCCGATAGATATAGGGTAAGTTGTTTTTTCAACAGTTAATAAATTAGAAGACATGTCGACCATTCCGCCGCCGCCTCCGCCGCCGCCGTGTTCACCACCGCCGCCGCCTCCGCCTCCCACAGCGGTCATGTTAACAGCTTTTCCGTAAGTTCCGTCCGTGCCTAAAGCAGCTACGACAAAAGAACCACCAGAATTAAAAGAATGTATTTTGAAATCTCCTGAAGTAGATACTGATCCTCCACTCGCGTCCATAAATTTAGGTCCGCCACCTATTAAGCTTGGAAAAGATCCACCGCCTCTAGTTGTTCTAATTACCATTTATCCTCCTATGCAAATTGTGTTTGCGCTGCAAGAGCTGTAAATGAGGCATCTCCAGTTTTAATAATAGTATATGTATACACGTCTACTGAACTAGCATTTCCTGCTGTAGGAGCTGATCCGCCCTGCCATTCAGGAGTTACACTGCTACCATCAACTTGAAAAGCACTATTGTAGTAAGCTGAACTACCATTTGTAACTAAATGAACGATTGTTACTGCTTCTCCAGTATCCATGATTGTGTTTAAAGCTGTAGAACCATCACCTCTAACATTTAAAGTCCAGTTTCCTGAAGCGTTTGAAGTGTAGTATAAAGCTGCTTGAGTTAATACGTCAAAAGTTTTTGTGCCAGTAGCTGCTGTCGCTTCTACTGTAATTTTTTCTGCAAGACTTTCAATCTTACCTTGACCATCAATAGTAAATCTTCCATAACCGTTTGGTGCTACAGTCATGTCAGCGTTAGCACCGTCTGTAATTGTAACTGTCCCTGAGTTAGTTCCGCTGTTTGTACTTAAAACTAAATCAGTCGCTCCACCTGTAGTTACAGTTAATGTTCCAGCGCCATTTGAAGTTAGGGTTGCTGCCGCTGCAGCATCTCCAACTTTTACAGTATCACCAGCAAGAACAACATCTCCAGTTCCTTTTGGTGTAATATTTATATCAATATTTGAATCATCTCCTGTAGATGAAATAGTTGGCCCTGCACCAGTCGCTGCGTTAGCGATTGTAAATTCGTTAACTGCTGAACTTGTAGCTGTTAAAAGAGCTAATTGGTTTCCGTTAGTATCTAAAATTGAAGTTCCAATTTTAGGTGAAGTTAAAGTTTTGTTTGTTAAAGTTTGTGTTCCTGTAAGAGTAACATCACCGTCACCAAAAGCTAAAGTAATAATATCTGGATTAGTCCCATCATTAGCTGATGCAAATATTAATTGATCACCTTTGTCTGTAGTTGAAAAAGTAAAGCTATCTCCAGATCCAGATACGTATTTAAATTGTACTGTATACGCACCAGACGTTGAGTTTCTTAAAAAATAAAAAGTTTGTACATCCAAAGGAATTGTTACAATTTGATTTCCTGTAATTGTACCTGTGAATTCTATCATTCTGTGAGATAAAACTGCTCCTGTTGATCCGTCAGATACAGATAAGGCGGTAGTTTGTGCACCACCAGCAATTGATTGTTGTGTAAACCCACCAGAAATTTGTTCTAAAATTTGTAAATTTGTATTAGTTTTTGTACCCCATGTACCAGCGTTTTCACCGGTTGCTTGAAGTTCTACCCCTAAAGGTGTGTATGTTGATGCCATAATTTTTATC